TCAAGAGGCGGGCGAACAAGTTGGTATGATGCTCGATAAGGCAGCTCGCGCTCCTTTCAGTATCGGCGCCATGACCGACTCCCTGGTTAAAATGAAAGCAGGCGGGCTAGATCCGCTCGATGGTTCTCTCGACTCCCTGATTGACTCCGTTGCCGCGTTTGGTGGTGACGATCAGATGCTCAAACGTGCATCGATCGCCATCCAACAAATGGGCGGTAAAGGCGTTGTCTCGATGGAAGAATTGAGACAGCAGCTCGGTGAAGCTGTGCCTTTCGCTATGCAGCTTATGGCTCGCTCAATGGGTTTGACCATGAAGGATATGGTCGACTCCATTTCTCGTGGTGAAGTCGAAGCGACATCTGCACTCAACAAAATGTTTGGCGAATTCGAGCGGACCTTCGGTGGCTCCGCTGCTCGCCTTATGGATACGTTCTCTGGGCGGATCGCACAGGCGCGTACAGCACTGGTCAAATTCTCACTTGCGATCGGCGGTTTCGAAGAAGGAACCTTTGTTGCCGGCGGGTTCATGGACACCCTGAACAGTAAGATCGAGACATTCATCGAAACGCTGTCTCGACCAGAGGCTCAAATCTTCGCAGCACGTATTGGAGAGAGCTTGGTTAAGCTCGCCAACACGCTCGAAATCGTCATCGGAACTCTGTTCAAGATGCGCGATATCATCACCGCCGCTGGTAAGACATTCTTGCTGTACTTCGGCGGTCGTGCGGTCATCGCGTCGATTGCAGGTATCAGCACCGCATTCCTGGGCGCCGCTGGTGGAGCTACGCGCTTTGGTGCGGCCATGACAGCGGTTGGCGCTGCAACTGCCGCTACGAGCCGACGTATGCAGATCGCCTCAAACGTCTCAAAAAGCTGGGCGCTACAGGCTACGGTACTTGGCAGGGGTCTGCGCGGAGTTGGAATAGCCGCCAGCGGAATGCTTGGACCGATCGGCATCTTCATCACCACCGCATTCTTTGCGGCGGAAGCATTGGGTTTCTTTAAGGATCGCGCAAAAGAAGCCGAACAGGCTGTCAAAGACTTTAACGCTGGCTTGGTATCAGCGGCCAGTATTGAGGTGATGGAAAAACGTCTGAAGACGCTGCAAGGCGAATATGACGGCGTCATCAAAGACATTGAAGCGATCATCGCACTTGGCGATGAAGAGAACCAATCTTACTGGCTGGAGAAAGACCGCGAGCGAGCTATTGAGCTTCGCAAAGAAATCGACGCGCTTGAGCAGACGATCAAAGGCGCTCGTGAACAGTTCAGCGCGGACGAATCTGATCGTGCCGGCTCTCGTATCATTCAAACTCTGAAGCGGGAAATGACGCAGCTTACCCAGGATTACAAAATCCTGGCTGCGGAGCTTGCTACAGAACGGCAGAACGTCGCGAACGACGCCGAGCTGACAGAGAAGCAGCGCGAAGAAGCCTTGAAAGATATTCGTGACCGCGAGATTGAAAACGTTCGCAACTTTTACCAGCAACAGCTTGAAATTTCCCGAGAGTTTCAGGGACGTATCGGCCAGTCCATCGCGCAACTTCAAAAGAACATGGTTGGCGACGGTACAGAGAGCCAGCAGCAACAACTCAAGAACCTTCAGGCTCAGTATGCAGCGCTTGCTGAGTTTATCACCGACCTGACAGAACGCGCGACGTCGGCGACTGAAATCTTTGCGGCAGCACCTACCCTATTTGCGGATACCGACGAAGACGAAGCTGTCGATAAGTTGGCAAACAAAATCACCACGCTCAGCGCTCGCCTCGCGGGTCTGAAGGCTGATTACAATGAGCTGTCCGGCGTCACCGACATCACGACGAAAACTCTCGCCGCGCTGAACGCTGAGATCGAAGCCGGCAAGTACGAAGAGAAAACCGAAGGTGACATTGCCAAAGCTCGTGAACTCGCCGCAGCGATCGACGCACAGGTTGCGGCGAACAAGCGTCTGAAGGCTGACAACGCTTTACAGGGTCGTCTTGCTCAGCAACTTCAACGTGCCTCCGAATTCGCACGGGAGATGACCGGCGTTCTCAACGGCGATCTGAACGACGCTGAAGCACAAGCGGCCGCATACGCTCTTCGCCTGGACCTGATCATCGGAAAGATGAGCAATGTTACTGCCGAAACGATTGAGATGCGGAAAGCCGCAGTTGAAGCGTTCTCTCGCGGTCAGACGGCTCGCTTCCTAGACGGTTTGCGCGATACCACCGAACAAATCCGCATTAGCTTGCTGGAGCGTGATGAGGCCGCGCAGGCTAACTTTGACCGCGACATCGATCGCATGTGGCGCAGCGTTGATTTCACGCACCTGACGGAAGCTGAGAAGCGCCGCGCGATGGAGATCACCAACGCTTACATCGAGCAACGCCAGGCTCAGCTTGAAGAAGAAACCAAGTCCCAGATGGAACGTATGCTAGAGGACTGGACCCGCACGACCGATGCGATGGACCAAGCCGCATCTGGTTGGATGGACAGCTTCGTCGATAAGCTCGTTGAAGGCGAGCTAAGCTTCGGTGACTTCGCTAAATCGATCCTCGCAGATATCGCCAAGATTATCATTCGCGCTCAAATCGCATCGGCTATCCTAGCAGCAATTGGTGGATTTTCTGGAGACGCGACTGGCGGTGGTGGCGGTGGCGCCGCAACTACCGTTGGACCGTTGTTCCATACGGGTGGCATTGCTGGACAGCATAGTAAAGGTTCAATTCAGGTCTCGCCTGGAATGTTCTCAAATGCACCGCGCTATCATAACGGTGGCATTGCTGGACTGAAGCCGAACGAAGTGCCGGCAATCCTCGAGACTGGCGAGCGTGTTCTAACTCGCGAAGAACAGCGCGCACTGGCTCGTTCCGGAGGTGCTGCAAACGTCGAGGTGAACATTATCAACCAGAGCGGTGAACCTCTGAAAGAAGACAGCCGCAACTCACGCTTCGACGGTGAGAAATACATCATCGATATCGTTACCGCTGGCATGTCGCGACCAGGCAAACTTAGAGACACGACAAAAATGGTGGCGAAATCCTAATGGCTGATTTTCCAATCATCTCAAAAGACTTTGACGCCTCTTCTTACAAGGAGAGCTCGGAGAACCCAGCGGTCGCCAGCGGCGACACTGAGGGTGGATATGTTTATACTCGACCGCGACACACTCGCCGACCGCGTAAGACATTTCAGTTCAAGTTCGTTGATATCTCAGAGACAGAACGTGAGACGATCCAAGACTTCTGGGACGCTCGCAGAGGCGGCTCCGGCGCCTTCAACTGGACCCACCCAATCACGGCGGTGATTTACAATGTCCGGTTCGATCCGGAAACGGAATTGGAGTTCGAGCGTAGCGGTTACGCAAACAATCACCGCTGGGATAGCTCGACGATTATTCTCAAGGAAGTCTAATGGCACGTCACTTGACTGTGGCCACCATTATCGAAGCGAACCAAGTCGCTTCGGAAGTGGCCTTTATCGAACTTTTGGATGTAAAAGTTACCGACGAGAACGGCACCCTCGTCGAGACGCTACGCTTTTGTAAGAACAACGAGAACCTGACCTATCAAGGCGAAACCTACGTAGCGGCCAATTTCGAACTGAAGATCACGAACAATACGAACGAAGAGCCGCGCATTAGTCTGGATGCGAAAGACGTCACAGGCATCTTGCGACAAAGCATGGAACAGTACGGCGGCGGTGTCGGCTTCCCTGTCACATTCACCGTGGTCAATACAGCCAAGCTCGATGATCCCCCGGAGATGGTCGAAACTTTCGATGTGAAAGCGGCGAAAGCTGACGGTTACAATGTGAGCTTCCAATTGGGGGTTGAGAACCCTCTCAGTTTAGCCTTCCCGATCGGCAAGCAGTTCCGAGATCGATGCCGGCATAAGTACAAAGGCGCCAGGTGCAAATACGCAGGCGCACTTGGTTCGTGTGACTACTCATATGCCGGAGCAAACGGCTGCATCGCACACCAAAACGAAGCCAACTTTGGCGGATTCCGTGGACTGAAGAATCTTTAAGTGAAGGCTCCGACATGGTAGAATATGTGGACATTCTCGGAACGCCTTTTGCCTATCAAGGGCGCGGACCTGAACAGTACGATTGTTACGGCTTGCTGATGGAAATGCATCGCCGGATCGGAAAGACAATTCCGGACTATAAGTCTCCCGACAATCTGATCGAAATCGCAGACATTATCGGCCGCGAGAAGCGCTTGTGGGACGAAGTTTGGAAACGTGAAGATGTGGCGCCAGACCTGGCTGACATTCCGCTTCACTCAACACTGGTTTTGAACGTCAAAGGTTTGGCCTGCCACGTCGGTTTCGTGATCGGTCCTAACAAGTTCATCCACACTTGGCACAAGTCCGGCGGCGTTCTCGTCGAACGGATCACTCTTTGGAGACAGAAGATCACAGGGGTCTACACATTCAATGACTGAAGTCGCTGAAAAAGACATCATCAAACTTCGCCTTTTGCGAAACCCGTTTGATCCCACTTCCTTCGTGGAAGAGGAACTTGTCTACAATGGCGAGTTCACTCTGTTGGATTATATGGAGGGATTGCCGACCCCCAATGCCTGGAAGGTTGGATACAATGGCCTAGCGCTTGGTCCAAAGCTTTGGCACGCCTTCTCACCGGAGCCAGGTGACACGATTTCCCTCGTTCGAGCTCCAGAAGGCGGAGGCGACGGAAAGCAAATTCTTCGACTGGTCGCCGTTATTGCAATTGCGATCATTGCGCCTGAACTGGCTGCACTCGCAGAGCTTGGAAAGATCGGTACGGCCGTTCTGACAGCGGCGATCACGGTTAGTGGTACGCTTCTCGTAAACGCTCTTATCCCACCGCCGACGCCTGATCTTCCGAGTGCCGACTTCGACTCTCGCGAGTCGCCTTCCTACGGTATCGATGGACCTAAGAACACGTCACGCGAGGGACTGCCAGTTCCGGTTGTCTATGGAGAGTACCGGGTCGCCGGTAACATTATTGATCTCTACACGCAGAACGTAAACGACACTCAGTATCTGTATATGCGAACGGCGCTGAACGATGGCGAAGTCGAATCGATTACGGACATCGAAGTCAACGATCAGCCTCTCGATAACTTTGTGGATGTGCAATCCAGAACGCGGCTTGGTGAAGAGACACAGCTCGCGAATGATTGGTTTAATGAAGCTGTTCGTCTTATCAACCGAGGCGCGAAGCTCTCAACTGACTGGATCACTCACACCACTACGAGTGATGTTGATCGCCTTCGCCTGGACTTTGTCGCTCCGCAGGGAATGGTTGAGTTCGATGAGCAAGGTAAGAAAACTAGCCGATCGGTAGACCTCGAAATCCAATTCAAGCCGACAGGCTCCGCAACTTGGAACGTCCTGCAAGTTCAGAACATTCCAACGTATTCGAACGGTGCTTTCTTTGGTGGTTTCGGTCAGGGGCGCCTGAACACACAAATCGCCGTTCGGGCGGATGAATCTGAGATCGCCGCTGGTAGTATGTACTACAACCAGGCTTCAGCTATCGAATATCGTGCCAGTGGTGGCTCTTGGACCTCGCTTCCACCGACGAACACAGTAGGTCGAGGCATCCAACAGCCGGCTTGGGGTATCGAAACGCCAAGTGTAACGGCACCCGGCGCCATTCACACTTACAATCTGGACCTACCAGAGGGTGACTATGAAGTTCGCACCACCGACGGCTCTACAATTGTCGAAACTCGCACCGAGTTTGAGGCTGGTTCGACTATCTATCAAATCCGTGGTTCGTCGACCAAGGCGCAAAGAAAGACGCTTGAGTCTGTAATTCTCCCACGAGATACGTATGACGTTCGGGTTCGGCGTACGACAGCCGAAAGCACCGAGTCCACAATCGTCGATGCCGTTTACATCTCGGACATTGGCGAGATCGACACCTCTCCGGTTCAAATGAACGGAGTGGCGAACAACAGCCTTCGGATTAAAGTCAGCGACCAAATCAATAGCCGGCCGAAATTGACGGCGCTGGTCAAAGGTTGCCTGCTCAAAGAGTATGACCGCGATGGGAACTTTGTGGTTGAGCAATGGTCTGCGAACCCCGCCTGGCAACTGATCGACTTGCTCACCAACACGCT